ATGGAAGTGGAAGAAATCAAGGCTCAAGACCTCCGCGCGGCGCCCCCGGTGTTGCCGTGGCGGGACTTCGCGAACTGGATTGGCATGGGGGAAGACCACGAAACCGTCCGTGGTTGGATTCGTAAGGGCTATCTCCCCGCGCACAAGATCGGCAAGCACGTGATGGTCAATGTTGCGCTCTTCACCCATCAGCTGATGGAAAAGGAGGAGTTCTGATGCTGTCACGCAACCCCATCCATGCGCTGCTGACCTTCTTGGAAGGCTATCTGCTGCAAACGGCACAGCACCCTAGCGAACCCTTCGACCGCGCCCTGATGCTGATCGATGGCCTCATGGACGCCGGCTACCTCTCCCAGCCGGAAGAATCCTATCTGACCGACCTGCGGGTTGAAGCTCTCGCCTGGGGCCGTGCTCGCCAAGATAAGGAGGAAGCTGACCATGTCGTCTCCGAATTACTTGCGCCAAACCCACACCCCGGACTGCGCTTGCTCTGTGTGCTGGTCCGCAAGGCAGGCCATCCCATTGCGCAGCCCGTCGCCGTGTCCGGACTGCCGGCCCCCTGGGCTGCCCTATCGGGAAGATGGCCGCTGGCTCTGCCGTCCCCGTTCCTTCTGCGCGAAACACGACCCGTCCCGGCGTCCGCCGAAGTACTGGCACGTTGTGTACGACAGCGGGAAACCTACGCCCTTCGTGCCCGTGCGCGAAGCATTCCAACTGGAGGGCTGACCCATGCTCGCTAAGACCCTGAAAGCGCTGCTCCTGCTCTGCCTGATCCAGGCCGCCCGCACCGTGGCCGATCCGGTCAAGGGCCGCGCTCCCGGCTCGTCGGAACAGCTTCACCGTTCCGGCGAACGGAAGCACGGGTGGAGCGCACCCTTGAACGCCTCCCCCCTGAAACAGCCTCCGCTGGGGAGTGTGGGGCAGCTCCTCCGCCCCGCGCTCCCGAGCCCTCGGCGGCAAGAGCGGGATGACAAGGGCAGAGCCCTTGGTGTTGCTCTGCGGGTTCCAAGGGGAAGCGTTCCCCTTGGCCGTCGGAGACGACGTTGCGATAGGGGTCGTTACCCGGATGGGCTGAGACGAACACCCGTGGTTGGCTTGGTTCGCTAGCGAATAGAGCCCGGCCCGCAGGGATCGCCCGACAAATCACTTTCACCCAACACCGCTGAATGAAGGCGAAACAGCCGAATTTGCAGCAGCGGGACAACTCACGCCGAAAAAGGCGAATTGAAGGAGAAACACCGATGAACATGTTTGCAACCCAAGGCGGCGTCGTCGAACTGTGGGTCACCAAGACCGACACCTATACCTCGACCAAGACCGGGGAAATCTACGCCTCGGTCCAGTCCATCGCCCCGATCCCGGAAGGTGCCCGTGGCAACGCCAAGGGCTTCGAGATCAGCGAATACAACATCGAGCCAACCCTGCTGGACGCCATCGTCTTCGAAGGCCAGCCGGTGCTCTGCAAGTTCGCCAGCGTGGTCCGTCCGACCAAGGATCGCTTCGGCAACATCACCAATACCCAAGTCCTTGTGGATCTGCTGGCCGTGGGCGGCAAGCCGATGGCGCCGACCGCCCAAGCCCCGGCCCGCCCGCAAGTGCAGGCCCAAGCCCCGCGCCCGGCCCCGCAGCCGCAGGGCCAGGACAAACAAGACAAGTCCCCGGACGCCAAGGCGTAAGCCGTAGGAGGCCGCGATGCTCCGCTATCTCTCGCTGTTCGCGGTAGGTCTGGCCACCGGCTACGCCTGGGGCTGGATCGACGGCCTAGCGGCCTCCCTGGCTGTTTGAGGACTGCACGAATGGAAGGCTCTGTATCGGTTCAAGTGTGCAAGACCTGGGTCCAGAACGCGGACGGCACGGTCGGCTGTACGCACCTTGAGTGGATACAGACCTACCTGCTGCCGCCTGAGGCAGAGGGCTATTTGACTCTGCTGATGGGTGGTTTCGACCCGTCGGCCTTCCGCCTCGGCTTCGCCGGGACCATCGGGCTGTTCGCCGTTGGTTTGGGGGCTGGCTTGATCATTTCCGCCATGCGCAAAGCGCGCAATTAATGAGGTTCCAATCATGGAAAAAATGAAAACCCTGTTCCGCAACGCTTCCATCGCCACCGTCGGCCTGGCCGTGGCCAACGTCTCCTTCGCCGACTCGCTGATCGACGAAACCACCAAGGAAGTGCTGACCCAAGCCGGCACCGACGGCTCGTCCGTGGCCAAGCTGGTGATCGCCGCCGTGGCGGTGCTGGTCGGCCTCGCCCTGGTTATCGGCGCGATGCGCAAGGCCTGACGTGATCTGGTCTCTCATGCTGGGTGCGTTCATGGCCTATTCCCTGATTTCAGGGCTCAAGGTCGGGCAATACCAGTAGTGGCGACCGAAACGGAAGCCCCCTCCGGAGTTTCCGGCAGGGGGCTTTTTTGCTGAACGGGGAACGTTATGAGGAATCGGCTGACGTGGCTCTTTTTGCTGTGCTTGGGGCTGGGTTGCTCCGGCTTGAGTGCGGCGCCCTATTCTTGGAAGGTCGCCGGATATGACGTGGCAGAGTCTAGTGCCGCAGCTGCATGCGAAGCCGCTCGGGTCCTCGCGGATAGAAACTCGTCCTGGCAATTCGTCGAGGCCCATGTGGCACGTTTGAATGGAGCCGAGGGCTTTTGTTACGTCAAGTATGTTGATCGAAACAATCCGAACAACGTTAGGGAGTGTTCGGACTGCGATAACTGGAGGCTTTTTCGCTCGGGTGACTCCTGTCCAGCCGACACCGAATACAACAAAGAGACCGGCGAGTGTAAGGAGAACAAGTGCAAGATTCTCCAGGGCTCGCTGTATGAAAAGGGCGGCCACCAAGCGCCCATTCCACGCTTCATCAACTACCTCGGCTGCGAGATTGCCGTCAGCGCGATTGACGGCTGTATCGGCCCCGCTGAGGGCGAAACCGGTGGAACCTTCTGCCGGGTCATCGGCTCGTTCACCGGCAACTGGTTCACCTCCAATGGCTCCTGTGCCTTCGGCTGCGATGTGGGGCCGGGCGACGGTCCGCCTCCGGGTGGTGACGGCGGCACCGGGGGCGATGGTGGCAGCAACCCGCCCGGCGGCGACGGTGGAAGCGACGGCGGCACCAAGCCCGGTGGCGGCGACAACGGCTCCAGTGGTGGCGGTGGAGGTGGAGGTGGTGGCGGCGGTGGCGGCAACCCTCCCGACGGCAATGGCGATGGCGATGGCAACAGCGGCGGCGATGGTGACGGTTCTGGTTCCGACGGCGGCGCTGGTAGCGATGGCGGCGACGGCTCCGGCGGGGGCGGCCTGAAAGAGCCGAAGCAAGGTTCCTTCGACAAGACCATCAAGGAATACGACGACGCCATTGCCAAGGCGCAAAAGGACTTCCAGGAACTGCAAGGCAAGTTCGAAAGCGTCCTCGCTTCCAAGTTCGATATTCACCTGGGCACCGGCGGCGGCTCCCTGCCGTGTTGGGACTTTACCGCCCTCGGCCAACGCTTCGACGTCTGTCTGACCGAATACGCCAAAGAACTCTCCGTCATCCGCTACGTGGTGCTGTTCATCGCCGCGATGCTGGCCGGATGGATCGTTTTCTATCGCTCCTGAGGAAACGCCATGGACATTCCCTTTCTCTCCGACATTCTCGCCTGGATGCAATCCCTCTGGGACTTCCTCTACAGCGGTGTCTATGACTTTGTCACCGACGCCTTTGTCCTGCTGACCAAGATGGCCATCAAGGGCTGGTTCGAGATGCAATTGTTCGTCGCGGAAATCGGCTACAAGGCCTTCAAGGAGGTCGTCGGCGGCATCGGTATCGGCTCGACCATCACGTCCTATTACTCGTCCCTGGACGGCGACCTGCGCTCGCTGCTGGCGTTCTTCGGCCTGCCGGACGCGGTGAACATGATCTTCGCCGCCATCGGTACGCGCTTCTCCATGTCCTTCATCCCCTTCATAGGTAAGTGACATGGCGATCAAGATTCATCACGGCCCGAACGGCTCCTACAAGACCTCCGGCGCGATCCAAGATGACCTGATCCCCGCGATCAAGAAGGGCCGCGTCATCATCACCAACGTGCGCGGCCTGACCCGCGAACGGATCTTCCAAGTGATGCCGGAGACGCCCTCCAGCTGCGACGTCATCAACCTCGACCTCGAGGACCTGGATGACATGGAAAAGATGCGCACCTGGTTCATGTGGGCGCCGCGTGGCGCGTTCATCATCTTCGACGAAACCCAACTGATCTTTCTGAAGTCCTGGCGCGAAGCCGACCTCAAGCGCTTCGACTTCCCGGACGGCCCGGAAGCGGCCAAGGCAGCCGGGCGGCCCATGGGCTGGCTGGATGCCTGGACCCGGCACCGGCATTTCAACTGGGACATCATCCTCACTACGCCGAACATCGCCTATATCCGCGACGACATCCGCATGACGGCGGAAAAGGCCTATCTGCACTCCAACCTCGCCGTCATCGGCATTCGGGGCCGCTACAAGGAAAGCCAGCACTCGGCGCAGGACAACAAACCGCCGGCCCGCGACGTGATCGTCGAGATCAAGAAAATCCGCCAGGAGACCTTCGCTCTCTATGAATCGACAGCCACCGGCTCCGTCACCGACACCATCGCCGGCAAGAGCCTTTTTAGACAACCTAAGATTCTTCTATTCATGGCAATTCCGGCCCTTGCTATTGGGTCTGTGGTTTATGACGGCGGACCTCGTCTGCTCATGGGCGACCCTGTATCGCCGCCTGCTGCTGGAACTGCTGCGCCTGCTCAAGCCGGTCCTGCTGTGGGTGCTGCGCGTGCTGTTGGTGCGGCTGGTCCTGATGCTGCTGATGATGTACCTGGGCACTCAGGCGTTCCGGGCGCTGCTCCTGTAGGCCATCCCTTCGCCGGCCGCGACTTCATCGTCAAGGCAACCCTGCTGTCCGCCTCCGGGCGCCGCACCTATCTGTTCGCCGTCCGGGGCCAGGACGGCAGCGAATTCACTCTCACCGATCGCGACCTGACCGACACCGGCTATGCCGTGGTGCCGCGGGGCAACTGCGCCGCGGAACTGAGCTTCAAGGGCGGTTGGTCCGGCTATGCCGCCTGCGCGGGGCGTAACGCCTTGGGCAATGCGCCGCCGGCTCAGGCCGCCGCGCCGAACGTACCGTCCGCCGCCGCGAACAGCGCCGCCGTGCGGGTGACGGTGGTTCCCGACACCAGCCGCTTGCCGCGCTCGTTCAACTGAGGGGGAACCGATGACCTGGACAAGCTATTTCGCCGCCCTGGGGCTGGTGTTCCTGGCCTATCTGGCGGGCTTTTTCTTCGCGGTGGCGGTGACGCCGACGGGGCCGGTATGGCCGCTGTAGCCGGCCTGGCCGGGGCGCGCGCGAACGGCTCGTCTCGGAGTGAGCAAGCGCCACGGCGGGGCCGGCCGACGCCCCTGTAACACGTCAGATAAGCACCCCGCGATTTGGACATTAATGGACATTGTTAGGTGAAACTATGAAGAAAGTGACCCATCAAAACCGCCTCCTGCTGCAACCCGACGGACAACTGCTGGATTCCCCCAAGGGACGGCTCTTCGTTGATTCCATGACGGGGGCGTTCACCGACCTGTCAGGCGTGCGCATCCTGCGTTGTGGCGTGGACACGGTGCGGCAGTTGTACAACGGCAAGTTGCGCCCGGAAGTGATGGCGCTGTTTGACCTCTCGGTGGATGTGGTCGAGTTCGCCGGCTACGAATGGTCCAAGGGCCGTATCGGTCGCGACTCCGGCTATCAGTACCGTCTGCAGAACGCAGAACTGGGGCTGATCCTGCTGATCAAGAACCACAACATCAAGGTCGACACCCTTGGCTCGCACCTCAAGATTGAGGTGTCGCCCCATGCCCTCGACGGTGCCGACCCGCATATCCTCCAGGGCGTGCTGGATGACTTGGCCGCTGCCGTGCTGAGCCACTGCGAGACCAACCAAGCCGCTGTGCATATCGCCCTGGACGTACAAGGCTGGAAACCGCCTCGCGATCTGGTGGATCGCATGCATTGTCGCTCGCGTCGGGTGCGCCAGATCAGCGGGATCGAGCGGATCGAGTTCGACGGCAACGCCTCGGTCTACGGGCGTGGCGAGACGTACATGTTCGGCTCGGCCAACGGTCTGCAACTGTCGATCTATAACAAGACCCTCCAGGCTCGGGCCACCGACAAGCTCGATTATTGGGAAAGTGTGTGGGCGACCCTGAACGGGGATCCGTTCGGCGATGGCGACCCGGCCTATAACCCCCTGGAAACGGTCTGGCGGCTCGAATTCCGCTTCCATCACTCCATCGTCCAGCAGTTCTCCGAAGGCTCGCGTATGGCCTCGGGGGAGGTCATTGGCTGCCGCACCTATGAGGGCCTCTGCCCGCACCTGCAAGGGCTGTGGAACTACGCCTGCGAAAGCTTCAAGCTGCTGAGCCGGACGGCGGTCTACGATCCGTTCTGGAGCCTGATCAGCCAGGACGCCCGCGTCCAGGTCGAGTGCGATCCGCTGATCGAGCGCACTGAGTACCGGCGCTATTACAAGACCGCCAAGGGCTTCAGTGGGCGTAACTGCGAGATGTTCCTCGGCCAGTTCATCAGTCTGATTGCGCGGGAGCGCATTCCTGCAAAAAAGGCAATTGAGTCCGCCCGCAAATTGGAGTTCTGGCACGTTATCGAAGACCACTATCTCGCCAAGGGTTGGACTCGTCGCGATCTGGAAAGGCATATACACAAGTTGATGTGTGATCGGTATCTGCGGCGGGGATACGCGATCTGA